GTGAAAGTATGTGGCTAGTTTGTGGCAATTCTCAGGATCCGGCAGAGCAACACCACGCAGCCAGTTGGAGATGGTGGATTGACCGAGCTTCAGTGAGATGGCCAGGCTGGTCTGGTTGATCTGCGGGTTTTCGCTAAATCTCTGTCTCAACCATTCCGCTAGTGTCTCCTTCATTCCGTAAATTATACCACAGGTTGAATTTGGGGGGACGAAACACTTGACAGGGATTTTCATTTGTGCTATAATACCATCAAGTGGTGATGATGGGGCGGGGTAGCAAGGGAGGACCGAGATGTGCGAGTGTTTGCCGTGGCAGAGGTGTGAGGAGTGCGCCGCCGAGCGGCGCTCGGCGGCCAGCGCGCAGACGAGCGTGACGGCGGCGAAGCTGTTGACGACGCTGGAGACGTTCACGGCGTCGGAGAATTACCGGGACGTGGTGGAGTGGATCGACGAGATGCTGGCCCGGGGTCCACAGCCGGAGGTGCGCAGCGCGGACGTGGGGCGGGCGATGGCGCAGATCGGCAGGAAGCGGGAGGGGCTATGAGGTTGTTGGTGACCAGGCAGATCCCACGGCAGGTGGTGATCGTGGACGAGGTGGTCGAAGAGGTCGAGGACAAGCTGCGCATCGAGGAGGTGCTGGAGCAGTGGGGGTGGGGGGCGCAGTCGAAGCTGGCCAGGAAGATGGGATGCACACACTCACTGGTGAACGGGCTGATGCGTGGGGGTCTGGTGTGGACGCCGGCGCGCCAGGCGCGGGCGGCGGCGGCCATCGGGATGCCGGCAGAGGAGTTGTTCCGGCCGGTGTAGGGGGCAGGGATGGGAGTAGAGCCTGACGAGTATGAGGTGACCTGCCCGTGGTGTGAGGCGGAGGGCATCCACACCGTTGTGAGGTACAGCTCGGTGGCGGGGTCGCACAGCATTTGTGCGAGGCACGCGGCTGCGATGGTAGCGGAGACTCACAGGCAAGGAGTGCTCGAACAGATGCTGGAGAATCAGCAGGGGAAGCGGGTGTCAACGGTGTCAACGGATAGAGAGAACGGATAAACGGACGACAAAGGAGGTGAGACGGATGGAGTGGAAAGGTGGACCGGATGACGGCGACGTGGACACTGACGTTGACCTGGGCGTGAACGTCGGCGGGTGGGTGGTAGTGGACGTGGCGGAGACGCCGAGCGGGGACGAGGTTCCGATCTGGAACGAGGGGGAGTAGCGAGTGATGGACGGACAAGGGGAGCGGGCACCGGCGGGGCGGGCAGGGCAGTTGTTGGCGGGGTTGTATTGGCTGGCGGTCAGCCTGGGCTGGCGGTGGGATGAGGAGCGGCAGAAGTGGGCGAAGCCGCAAGGGGAGCAGGATGAGCCGGGAAGAGCAACAAGCGGGTAAGTTGCTGGTGTGGGCGATGCGCTGCTGGGCGGCAGCGTTTCTGATCAGTTGTGCGACGGGGACGTTGGATGGCTTGCGGGTGCAGTTGTGCGAGCCGTTCTATTGGCTCGGTCTATTGTTGGTGTTCGCGGCGGGTGTACGGCTAAGTTTCGGTGTTGCGTGCAGGGCTGGGGTGCGGTCCGTCCGGATCCCCAACCCCGCCCTCCGGGCCGGTCGTCTCCAGCTCTGCACGGAGCGCCGAAGCCACCCGCCCACAATCACAATCCTCTTATCGTCATCCTCCCGACGACCGGCTGAGGCGCTCCAGCGCGGGCGTGGGAAGGAAGCTGCCGGCCTTGAGCAAGCCGGCGGTATCTTCGTGAACTATCGGTGCCGGGTAGTGTGGCCCGCCTCCTTCGCGACCGTGGATGCTGCGGTGCCGACGGCGTGTCCAGGTCCCACGCCCGCGCTACAGGGGGAGCGATGATCGAGATCCAGGTACAGATTCATTGGGGGCTGCTGGCGCTGGCCGGGCTGGTGGGGATGGTGCTGGCGGGGCTGTACGCGCTGGCGCTGAGCACGCCGAGGGGCTTGGAGGTGTGCGAGCGGCGCATGTACTGGACGGTGGTGGGGGGGCACCTGCTGATGGCGGTGTCGATGGGCTTCGTGAGTGCGCCGCTGGCGGGGCTGTGGCTGTTGTGGTCGGCGATGCACGGGCTGCCGCTGGTGATCCGGAGCGAGGTGTTGCACTGGCGGCAGGACAAGCGGATGGAGAGGGCGGGGATGGCGGCCGTGGCGGGGGCGCTGCGCGTGGTGGGGAGCGGGGGGATGAGCGATGAGGCGGGCAACGATTGCGGCCGTAGAAGCGGACCAGGCGAAGATTGCGCTGGCGACTGAGGCGCTGGAGGTGCTGGAGGCGCTGGCGCTGTTGAGTCTGCAGAAGGGCCTGCTGGACGAGGAGCAGGCGGAGCGGGTGAGCGAGGCGCTGGGGCGGGTGTGGCTGGGGCTGAACGCAGGGCGGAAGTGGATGCAGGGGGTGCGCTATGGACGATGTCCTGAGTGATGGGGAAGAGCGGAAGCTGATCACGCGGCCACGCTGCGGGGTCGAACTGAAGGTGGAGTGCCGCTGGTTTGGGGAGGAACGGGGATGCCAGGTGGGAAGGATCGAGGCGCCGGACATTCGCACGGTGCTGGTGCTGGTCGGGCTGCTGAGCGCGGTGGAGTTGCCGGTGCGGGTGGTGCTCAACTCGGAGGTGCGGGAGGAGCACGTGGTGTTGGTTGGCGTGCGCTCGCCGGGCGACTGAGCGTCGAGGAGTTCATCAGGCTGCGCAAGGCGGGGCTGTCGTTCGCGAGGATTGACCGGCTGTACAAGGTGAAGCGCGGCGCGGCGATCACGTACGGGCGGAAGGTGCTGCCGACAGAGCTGATGCAGTTTCAGGGCCAGAGGAAGAAGTACCATCCCGAGGAGGTGCTGCCGGTCGAGCGGCTGGTGGAATGGCGTGAGAGGGGGAGATCGTTCCACTGGATCGCGCAGCAGACGGGGCTCAGCAAGTTTGTCGTGGCGCGGTACGCGGCCCGGGTGTTGCCGGAGGAACTGCGCGGCAAGCGGGGCAAATACTTTGGCAAGAAGAGGAAGGCAGCCAGGCCGAGGAGACCTCGGTGCGCGAGGTGCACGTTTCTGGAGGAGCCGGATAACCCGGTGGACTGGGAGACGGGATTATGCCTGTGCTGCCGGGCAATGGAAGCCGGATACGATTTGTTGAAGCTGCACGAGAGTGGGGAGTGGAAGGCGCTGTTGGAGGCAGAGCATGGATGAGCCGGGTGGATGCCAGCAGGTGTTGAATCTGGTGTTTCTGTTGCTGATCGTGGGGGTGGGGTTGCTGATCGCGTTCGTGCTGATCGGGGCGCTGATGAACGTGCAATGAGGGTGCGGGGCCGGCCGGTATTCCTGCTCTTTTGTCTTGGCGGGCGGGAGAGTGGGGGCACCGGCGGGCTCCGGACTGCATCGTGACAGTGGAGACTTCCAAGACAAAAACAGAATATACCTAGCTGGCAGTTTGGGTTTGTAGTGTAAGTCCGGAGCCTGATCGTCCGCACGAGATCCGGGTGGCGCGAGATGATAACCTCGCCAGGTTCGAGTCCTGGCGTGCGGGAATAGCGGAGTAGGCGTGCGTGAGTACACGCGGGAGGAACCGACCATGGGACGACCGAGCGATAGACGACGTTCGGCGCGACGGCCAGGACGACACGAGCGGGCACGGGTAAAGAAGCACCGGCGGATGGTGGTGTTGACCTCCGGCGGTGGCGAGTCTGGCGCCGGTACTGCTGGTGTGCGGTTGGGCCGGAAGCATACCCGCCGGCACATGCGCGGTGGTGGTGGTCGCATCTGTTCGGTGACTTGAAGGCCGAAAGGCGAGCTGCCAGACAGGGGGACGCCCCTTGACGCGGTGGCGACGGACGGGATGGCCAGGCTTAACGGCCGTCGCCTTTACAACGATACCCATATTGCGCCACCGGGGCCAGAGGGTGTGACGGGTAGTTGAGTGCAGGGAACTACCCCTCGAAGGACCGGGCCACTGTCATAAGCTGCACCTGGTGGTGGCGCGAGGTGATGTCGAAAGGGAGGCTGATCCCGGAGTAGGCCTCCCGACGAACTCGAAGGAAGGGCAGGGCGCGCAGCGTGAGGAACTGCCGAGGGGCGTGTCCCTGGGAGTGAGGGGGCTGCGCAGGCCAGCGGGAGAGGGCAAGGCTGGCGAAGGTGACGGGGCGAGCAGGGGTGGCGGGGATGCGGGCGGGTGTCTGATCAGCAGCCGGGCCGGATCACCGGGGGAATGATGGGGATGGCGAGGATACGGTGGGCCGGCAGCCTGGTCGGGGGAGGGGGGGATTGCGCCAGGCGCTAGAAGAATTGAGCATTGTCATAACAGGTGTAGTCGGAAGTTGCGGGCGGGAGAAGCAGAGGGGGCAATGCGATGGCCACAGATGAAGAGTTTTATAACGATCTTCTTCGTTTGTTCAGTCGTATGAACGACATCCATGCAGGGTTTGCGCACGTGCGTCCGCGTCGGTCGCACTCGGGGAGCCCCAACTTCAGAGCTGGAACGAGCGCCCTGGGAGCGCTGATGGATCTGATGGCGATGTGTGACGAAATTGAAGCGGAGAAAGCCAAGAGAAGGGAAAACAATACGGTCGAGGTTGGCGAGTAGGTTCGCATAGTCAGTGTGGTTAGACCACAAAACAGCAATGCCAGACACAGCAGCAGGCTCAAACGAAAAAAACGAAGGAACAACGTTGTCACATCAGGGCGACGAGTTGCTGTTCCTGCGGGAGATCGAGGGCGCGCAGGTATGGCTGCGTACAGTGCCCGGCGGTCAGGAGATCTGGCTAGAGAACAAGGGGTGGGCGGGCTTGCTGGGCCTGGCGCTGGCGAAGCCGGAGGAGCGCAGGGTTGGTCACCTGTCGAATGGGCGGGAGTTCGTGGTGGTGTTCCACAGCGAACACGTGGACCGGCTGATCTATGAGCTGGTAGACTTGTTGATCGATATGCGGGTGCAGCACCCAACGATGATGCAGTTGCCGCTTCAGCTTACGGAGGAAGAAGTCCTGGAGTGGAAGGAGCGCATGGGTGATTGACTACGCACTCCCTCCAGAGTACGTGAGTGTGCCGATTGAGTTAGTGTATGGCGATTTGCCGAGGGCGATAGCCTTTACCGGGATTCGGATCTGGGGTTTGGGGTGGCGCCACCATTACCGACGGACCGACCCGATTGGATTTAAGGACCTGTGCAGGCTCTGCCGGCTGAGTAGAAGTCAGATGTATGCACACATTGACCATTTGCGGGATAGGGGTGTGCTTCGTTACACCGACGTAGATGGCGATGGTAAACTTACATTCTACTTTGAGCAGACCGGAGAGTCGGGCACGAGACTCAGTCCGGAAAACCGGACTGACGTGGACATGATTGATGTTGTTGTTGGGAGCTCTGAGATGGAACATATTTCGATTCCTATCAAAAGATACGTTACTCACATGAGAGCAAAGCAACAACAACAAGGGGGGGGTATGGGGGGGGACGCGCAGTCCGGAAAACCGGACTCAGCGCGGCTGGACGTGCTGGGGAAGATGGGTGTGCTGGAGCCGGTGCTATCGGAGCTGGCGGGGTTGGAGTGGGCGACGCCTGAGTACTTGCTGGCGTGGGCGCGCTGGCTGGAGGCGCAGCAGGGCAAGGTGGGCGTGGGGCTGGTGGTGGAGCAGGTGCGGAGAGGCGCACAGGCGCCGGTGACCTCCAAGGTGAAGGACCCTCAGTCGGCGGAGAGACGGCGAGGGTATCGGCGATGGGGTTCGTAGAGGCGAGGGGATGCCTATGCGGGCCTCGTTTCCAGGTGCGGGGCCTCGACGAGGAGTTGCTGGTGGAGCTGGAGGCGGCGATCCACGAGCAGGGGCTGCGCGGGGTGCTGGTCGGGCGGCTGGTGGACGGGGAGGGAAAGCCGGTGCTGGACGAGACGCAGGAAGTGCGGGCGATGCAGGCGCTGGCCACGGGGACGTACCGCGTGCAGATCGCGTGGGGCCACCACCGGCTGGAGGCGGCCAGGCGCGCGGGCGTTCTGGACGTGCGGGTGGAGATCGTGCCAGGGCTGGACGACGAGAAGATGGCGGCCTGGGCGCTGATGGAGAACGTGCGGCGCAAGGAGCTATCGGCGATCGAGGAGGCGCAGGCGATCCGGCAGTTGGTGGATGGGTTCCACTGGACGCACGAGCGGGTGGCGGAAAGCCTGGGCTATGGCAGCGCCGCGACGGTCTCGAACAAGCTGAGGCTGCTGCGGCTGCCGGAGGAGATCCAGGAGCAAGTGAAGACCGGTGACCTGGCGGAGCGCTCGGCCAGGATGCTGGTGCGGGTGGCGGAAGTGGCACCCAGAGCGGCAGTGGCGCTGGTACAGGACAGAGCTGCGAATCCTGATTCGCGGCCGCTGCAGGAGTACGAGATCGAGCGCGAGCTGGTGAAGGCGACGAAGCCGCTGGCCGGGAACGAGTGGGATCGTGCGCCGTGGCCGGAAGGCTGGCTGCCGGCGGCGCTGGGCGAGGATGCGGTGGCGTGCGAGGCCTGCGATCAGCACGTTCAGGTGAGAGGGCAGCCGCGCTGCAAGAAGGTCACCTGCTGGCACACGCGGCGGCGGGCGTGGGAGGCGCAGTGCACGGAGAGTGCGGCGCAGGCCTGTGGCGTGCCGGCGCTGGGGGAGGACGAGAAGGGCCGGTCATTCTTTGCCAACTGGATGAGCTACAACTTCGCGAGCCTGCGCTGCCGGCCGGAGGGTGGCGAGACGTGTCCCCACTTGCGAGTTCGCTACGCAGACATTTACGAGGTGAATGGGGTCAAGGGCGAGCTGGTGTGCGGAGACGGGGAGGCGTCAAGGCGTGCCTGGCCGAGGCCGAGGCGGAGAGGGAGAGGGAGAAGGAGCGGCGGGAGGCGACGGGCCAAGAGTGCCGGCCGGTGATCGAGCGGGCGGCCAAGGTGCTGGGTCAGCGTTTGCTGGCGTTGCCGCGCCCGTTCGCGCAGGTGATCGTGGGAGACCTCGGCAGCCCGCACGGGTGGCAAGGGGTGCCGGAGGAGTGGCAGGAGCCTTACGACGTGCTGGGGTGGAAGCTGGTGTGCGGCGCGCTCAAATCTTCCGGGTGGAGTGAGCCCGAGGGGGTGGAGGAAGTGACGGGCGAGATCCAGGCGTTGATGGTGCGGCTGGGGGCGCCGGAATGGTAGTTGCAGTTTCCGCTGAGTGTGGTATAGTGGTCACGCTCGTGGGAGCCATGTGTGACGGCGGACGGGGTTGATCCTCGTCTGCCGTTTTTTGTTGGGTGTCAACGGATGAGGCCGGTGGGTCACCGGAACGGATGAGGGGAGAGGGATGATGGAGACGTGGGAGAGGATAGAGTTGGAACGGATCGCGCGGGAGCTGAGGACGATTTCGGAGCTGCTGGCGACGGCGCTGGGCGGGCTGAACCAGGTCATGATCGATGATGCTCCGAGCTTCCCGGCCTATTGGCAGCGTAACCCGCAGTGGGCCGGGAACCGGTTGGGGCCGGACGCGGGCGGCGGGACGCTGGGTGGGTCTGGATGCGCGGTCACCTGCGCGGCGATGATGGCCACGGCGACGGGCTGTGTGGTCAGGCCGGACGAGCTGAACAAGTGGCTGAGCGAGCACGGTGGATATGGCCGGGCGCGGGTGGGCTGGCCTCGCAATCTGATCTTGTGGGCAAAGGTGGCGGAGTTCTGCCCGGCGTTGGAATGGCGGGGCAAGGTGCAGTGGGGAGCGGGCGGCGGCGACGCGGCAGTGATCGCCCGGGCGATGATGGACCGTGGCCCGGTGATCGCGGAGGTAGATTTCGATTACACCGATATGGACGTAGACCAGCACTTCGTGGTGCTGTTGCGCTGGCTGGGGGCGGACGAGATGGAGATCGTGGATCCGTGGACGGGGCAGAGAGGGGGCCTGGTGTCGCGCTACTTCAACCCGGGCTGGAGTGCGCCGAAGGGGAAGGTGGCGCGCTGTGTGACCGGTCTGAGATTGTTGCAGCCGCGCCTGGGCATCGAGGTGGAGGTGTGAGGTGGCAAAGAGGAAAAAAGGCAAGAGGTGGATCCAGAAGGCGATCAAACATCCGGGGGCGCTGAGGAAGGCGCTCAGGGTTAAGGCCGGCAAGACGATCTCGGCGCGGGCGCTGGCCGGGGCGGCGAAGAAGGGCGGGACGCTGGGGAAGAGGGCGCGGCTGGCGATGACGCTGAAGAAGCTGGGGAAGAAGCGGCGGAAGCGGTAGGTGATCGTCGAGCAGGCGTTCAGCGCGGAGCTGCTGCGCAAGATGGAGCACCTGACGCTGGCGCAGCGGCTGGCGATTCCCCGGCTGGTACGGGCGCAGGCGGACGGGCGCTCGATGCGGGAGTTGCTGCGCGGTCCGGATCGCATCTGCGCCTGGTCCACATATTACCGGCCTGGACGGGGATGGCATTACCAGCCGGCATTCGTGGAGGCACTGGCGCAGGCGCGGCGGGAGTACGACGCGGCGATGCTGCGGGTGGCGGTGGAGGAAGCGGCGGAGCTGATGCGGCGGACGACGCCCCTGGCAGCGCGGGTGCTGGAGAGGCTGATTGTGGCCGGTCTGCGGGCGACGGGGGACGATCTGCCGGACGAGGAGTTGACGTTCGAGGCGCGGCAGTTGCGGCTGCTGGCCAGGCAGGCGGAGGGACCGGCGGCGGTGAGGGCGCTGGGGTTGCTGATGAGGGGAAGCGGGGCGGATCGGGACCGGGGACTCAGGGCGGCGATGGCGCTGCTGGACAGGGCGGACATCGAGACGGCAGTGAAGTCGGCGGGCGGGGAGGCGGCGGAGTGGAGGGAGCTGCTACGGGAGTTGACAGAGGATGGCCAGGTGGCCGACGTGGACGCAGAAACAGAAGATATTCCACCGGCTGGGCTACCGGCCGCATGAGGGGCAGTTGCCGGCGCACCGGAGCACGGCGCGGGTGATCCTGGTGGCGGGGGCGGAGCGGTCGGGTAAGAGCCGGTGGACCGGGATCGAGGTGGTGGCCCGGACGCCGTGGTGCAAACGGGTGGCGGTGGCGGCACAGGAGTACGACGAGAGCCGGGCGGAGATGGAATATATTATCGGCGGGCTGCAGCAGCTCGGGGGGCTGGAGCGCAAGAGCACGCCACAACAGGGCAAGTGGAGGGCGACGGCCAGGGGCGGGATCGAGATCGAGACGATCTCGCTGGCGGAAGGGCCGGAGGAGTTGTCGCAGCGCGGATTGCCCTACGACGTGGTGGCGCTGGTGGAGGCGGGGGGGATCAGGTACGACGCGTTCCTGGCGGCCAGGCGCAGGGTGGCGGAGACGAGGGGCACAGTGTTGCTGAGCGGGACGCTGCGGGACAATGTAGGCTGGTACGCGAACTTGTACAGTTCATTCGAGGGGGCGAACGTGTTCGACGGGGAACGATTCAGTTTCCCGGCGTGGGTTAACAAGGACATATTTCCAGGGGGCCGAGAGGATGCCGAGATCAAGCGGCTGGAGCAAATCCTGCCGGCGGATGATTTCGCCAGGACGGTAGGAGCTGAGGTGTTGCCGAACCCGGCGCGCATCTACCCGGAATTCTCATTCCCTGTCCACGTGGCGGAGGTAAAGTACGACGAGAATCTGCCGGTGGAACTGGCGGTGGACGCGGGGTTCTATCCCAGCCACTACTGCGTACTGGCGTTGCAGGTGGTGAACACGGGAGGCTTCGAGGTCGTCCACGTGGTAGACGAGATTTGGGAGCATCACCTGACGCATTACGAGGTGGTGGGATTGTGCCGGCAGCGGGAGTGGTGGCCACGGGTGACGCGGGCGGTAGGCGGGCACGAGTCGCGGCAGCACCAGGCGGCGGAGAGCACGCAGGAGGTATGGGAGAACCTGGTGGGGCAGGAAGATGGGGATCCGCGTAAGTTCCGCTTCGAGGTGTTCGATGCGGGGCGGGTGCTGGATGGCGTCGTCAGGGTCAAGACGTTCCTGAAGGACCCGGCGACGGGGAAAGCGCGGATCAGGATCGCGACGGGCTGCACGGGGACGCAGGCAGAGTTCGGGTCTTATAGCAGGAAAGTGGACAGCCGGGGGAACGTGGTGACGGAGGAACCGGAGGACAGGAACAACGACGCGCTCGATGCGCTGAGGAACTGGTTGGTCAAGCGGTACGGGTTGGTGGAGAGGGCGAGACGGAAGCCGGCGCCGGGGAAGGTGAGACGGCCGGCGAGGGGGTAGCAGTGGACGACGTAACAGCAGTACAGCAATTTTCACGCTTTCTCATTTGCGAGGTGTGCGGATCCAGAGTACGGATAGGCGAGAATGGCTATGCTATGCCGCCGTACGGCGTCAGGGATATGATATGTGCATGTGGGGGAGACGTCCGGATGGTGTGTATTAGCGACCGTGAGCTGATGGAGAACCCGGATGAAACCTGACGAGATTACACCGACGTTCGTGGAGAGCAGGTACAACGCGCTGAAGGCACGCTGGTCTGCTCGGAACGAGCGGATGGACTCGTACGAGAAGCTGTACTTGCTGGATATGTGGGAGAGCTCGCCGGAGCCGGACGAGAAGCGCATCAGTGCGCCGGTGTGCTGGACGATCGTGGAGAGTTTCCGCACGCTGTTGCTGGCGCGGCCGCCGGTGATCAGCGTGCCGGCGTCGGAGTTCAAGAGCGTGGCGACGGATCAGGCGGACTCGATCGAGAAATTTCTGTACGGGGTGTGGTACCAGTCGTCGGTGCTGAACGAGCTGGCGCTGGCGGAGTGGAATGCGACGTGCCTGGGCGAGGGGGTGCTGCGCTGCGTGTACGACGACCAGGCAGTGGAGGACGAGTTGCCGCTGGTGGTGCAGGCGCTCGACCCGCGCGTGGTGTACGCCTCGCCCTCGGGGAGACAGGGGATCGATCTGGAGGTCTGCCAGGCCTGGGCGCGGCCGCGGCGGGAGATCGAGGCGGAGTGGGGCGTGCAGTTGCGCAGGCCAAGTGACGCGGGGACGGCGCTGGAGGAGTGGCTAGATGAGAAGGTAGAATTCGTGGACTACTGGCGGGTGGACGTGGAGACGGTGACAGAGGAGTTGTCCGCGGACAGGTCGGCAGCAGAGCAGGAGCCGGGTGTGCTGGCGCGGCTGATTGCGATGGCGAAGCAGGCGCTGCAGGCGGGGGCGCCGGAAGGTGCTGTTCTGCCGGAGGAGGAGGGGGGGGGACAGTCGAGGGGAAGGAAGGGAGGGAAGGGAAGGAAGGGCGGACACGGCGGGTGCGGCGGCGGATGGTGACCAACTGCGTGGTGGTGGAGAACCAGTTCGTGAAAAAGCCGGTGCGGATGCCGGGGTATCACCGACTACCGTTCGTGAGGTATCCAGGAATCGCGACGCCACTGGCTGACGAAAATGGTGCATTGTCGGTGCTATTTGCGGTAACCGGGGGCGACCGGACGAACGGGGCACAGGGGTTGGCGGCGAGCCTGAACGAGCTGCTGGCGATGAAACAGCGCATCATTCAGATGTACGCAAATGGTGCGCTGATCACGGACGACGAGCAGTTGAGGCTGGACCTGACGCCCGGCGCGGTGAACTACGTGCGCAAGGGAGCGCAGTGGTCATTCATCGTGCCACCCGGTCCTCATCCGGCAGTGGACCAGCAGATCATGCTGATCGAGCGATTGACCGAGGACGCGACGGTCAGCGCGACGATGATGGGGCGACAGCCGGCCGGGGACGTGTCGGGGATCGCGCTGAGTGGGATGACGACACCGGTGTTGCTGCGGATCGCGCACCGGCAGCAGATACGGGAACGGGCGTACGAGGCGCTGAACCAGTTGATCCTGCAATTGACGGAGGAGTACGCGCCCCCTGCGGGCTGGTACGTGTGGGGCGTGGATAAGATGGGGACGGCGATGGAGCTGCGGCTGAGACCGGTGGACATCGGCGGGTATTATCGCAACCGGGTGGAGCTGAGTGCATCGTTGCCGAAGGACGAGGCGGGGGAGATCATGGGGCTGGCCAATCTGGTGAGCCAGGGGTTGATCAGCCGGGAGACGTTCCTGGACCAGTTGCAGCGCATCAAGCGGCTGTCCAGCCAGAGTCCGCAGGACGAGATGATGAGGGTGCTCAGGGATAAGCTGCTATTCGAGGGGGCGACGGCGGAGAAGCTGGCGCAGGTGGTGCTGAGTGAGTATAGCCACGAGCTGGCGGCAGCGTTGGGACAGGGGCCTTCGGCGGCTGAAGTTCCGGCAGGGCCTCCACCTGGTGGGCCACAGCCTGGGGCACCGATGGGAGCGCCTCCTGGTGGCCCGCCAGGTCCTCCGGGGATGGGGCCCATGATGGGGATGCCGCCCGGGGTCGTGCCGCCACAGGCAGTGCCGCAGGCGATAGGGGCGGGGGGGCCTGAGAATCTGGCGGCGATGCTGGCGATGATGGGCAATGCTCCGCCGGCAGCGCCGGAGGCACCGATGCCGCCTCCTCCGGGAGGGGCATAGTGGCGGATATGCGGACGCTGGTGCACGGGGCGCTGGCCGAGGCGCGGGAGATGGTGGGGCAGGTGGTGCGCGACCTGCGCCAGGGACAGTTGTCGGACGACGAGGTGCTGGCGCGCTACGAGACGCAGCGGGGGAATCCGCTGGCGATCCTGGAGTTTGCCCGCACGCGGGCGCCAGGCGATGCGGTGAACGAGGCGTTGAGATACGAACGGGAGATGGAGACGTTGAGAGCCAAGCGATTGGCAGGAGGTGGATGATGCCAGCACCAGTGGATCCGAGGATCGCGGCGACACAAGCGGCGGCCCAACGGGCGGCAGCGCAGGCCGCGGCAGTGCAGCAGGCCAGGCTACAGGCAGCCTGGACGTACCCGTACCGGCAATGGCAGGCGTGGAACTCACAGGCGGCAGGTGGCGCCGGCGCGGGTGGCGGCGCGGGTGCAGGGGAGGGTAGGCCGGGCACGCCATGGGTGAGCTATGCGACCCTGGGTGGCGGGGGCGGTGGAGGTGGGGGCGGCGGGGGGCAGGCGGCAGCGCCGGCAGCTCCGGCGAACTGGGCGGTGCCGGGGCAGTATTCGTGGTTGCCGTGGACGGAGTGGCAGGCGGCGCCGTGGGCGAACGTGCCGACGGAACGGGCGCAGGAACAGCAAGCGTGGATGAACGTGATGATGCCGTGGATGCAGCAGCAAGCCCAACAGCAACAGTGGGGGACGGAGTTCGATTGGAGAAAAGCCCAGGACGAGTGGAACCGGCAGTTCCAGGAAGCGCAATTCGGGCACCAGCAGGCCCAGGACGTGTGGGGGCAGGGCTTTCAGGAGCAGCAGTTGGCGCAACAGCGGCAGCTCGAGGAGGCGCGGCAGGCGTCGGAGCAGCAGAACGTGACGATGCAGACGTTCGGGCGACGGTGGGCCCCGACGACCAGGTGGATGTAGGGTAGATGGCACGACCGGTATCACAGGATCCGAGGGTACGGCAGAAGCAGGAGGAGGCGCAGCGCAAGGCGGGACTGGGGCGGCAGTGGTGGCGTACGCCTGAGACCGCAGGCCCGGCGGCTCCGGCTGCTCCAGCGGCGGCGGGCGTGCCTACAGCGGGGCCGGTACCCGGGCGGCCGTGGATCGGGCCACAGGCGCCGACGCCGTGGGCGGCTGCAGCCGCGACGCCGGTGGTGACGGCGCGCCCCTCGCCGTTGGCTGGACAGCTGATGCTGCCGACGGTGCTGAGGACGCAGGCGGGGCCCCGGGCAGTGCCATCGGTGGGTGTGCCACCGGAGGTCACCGGTGCGCCGGGTGCACCAGGGGCAGCGCCGGCCGGAAGGGAGAGGCCGGGGTTGCCGGCGTGGATGCAAGGAGCGCCGGAGTTGCCAGGGGCGACGGCGATCGCGCGCTGGCTGAAGCGGTCCGGGCCGGCGTACACGGCGGAGCGCATCTCCAGGAGGATCGGGGAGATCTGGCGGGGATTGCGACAGCCGGTGGAGGCGGGGCCGACGGTGGCGGAGGTGGCAGCGCAGGGTGTGGGGCCGGCTCGAGCGGGGAAGCCGGTGGGGGTGGCGGAGATGTGGGCTGCCCCGGCGATGGGGGGAGCTCCTGCTGGCGGCGAGGCACGACCGGAAGCAGTGGGGGAGATCCTGGGGGGAGCAGGTGGGCGGGCGATGGAGATGGCGGGGGCAGCGTGGCGGCAGACGAAGGGACTGCCGGTGGTGGGGCCGGCAGCGCGGACGGTGGGGGCGGTGGCGGGGACGGGGATGGAGGTGCTGCAGGCGCCGGCCATGGCCACGGAGGAGATGATCAGCAAGGGGATCGGGCAGCGGGTGGGGGGCGAGTATGGGTTGTGGTCGCTGGCACCGGCGACGCAGATGACGGAGGAGCAGAAGGCGGTCGCGGCGCAGGTGGCACAGGAGAAGGGGATGCCGTTGTGGTTGGCACAGCAGGGTGTGCTGGCGGCGGGCAGGCAGGGTACGCCCTCACTGCGGGAGTACGCCAGGCAGACGTACGGGGAGATACCACAGGTGCAGGAGGCGCTGGGACGGCTGGCGACGGGATTGGGGTATTCGTCGTACGAGGCGCAAACGGCCGGGCTGGACCGGCTGATGGCGGGGGAGGACCTGGAGGTGGTGGCCAACGGGCGGCAGGTGAACGTGATGAACCCGACGGCGGAGGATATGACCGCGTTCCACGCGTACATCGAGGGGGTCCGGCGGGGGCAGGGGGAGGACGCGGCGGCGGCGGCGGCGCAGCAGGTGAAGGAGACGGGGATGATCCCGGGGCAGAGCGACACGTGGAACGAGCTGCTGTTCCAGGTGGGGCTGGATCCGCTGAACTTGCTCGACATCGGGGCGTGGCAGAAGGGGATGGAGGCGCGCAAGGCGCGGGCGGCGGCCAGGTTCGCGGAGGCGGCGGAGATGGCGCCTGAGGCAGCGAAGGTGGCGGGGGCGGCGGAGGATGTGGCGCAGTACGCGGACGACGTGGCGCGGGGGGTGGGGCGGGCACTGGAGCACGTGGACGAGGCGGCCGTGGCAGTGGGGAAGACGGACGACGCGCAGCAGGTGGGGGCGTTGCGGCGGCTGTGGGAGAGGATCAATCCGTTCGCACCGACGGCGCGGGCGACGGCGGAGACGATGGCGGGGACGGCCTACCAGGTAGTGACGCCGGCGGTATTGCAGGTGGAGAACGCGGACGAGGCGCGGGCGATGGTGCGGGCGATGGTGGAGAATCCGCAGGCGTTGACGGGGGCATTGGGCAATATCCCGCTGAGCCAGGCGGCGGAAGAAGCACGGCCGCTATTGGCGCAGGTGCTGGATGACCTGGGCGACGCCAGGAAGTTCCCCAGCCTGGGGGGGGGGGAGTTCGACCGGTTGGGATTTCTGGCGGACCTGGACGCGGCGATGGCAGAACGGGCGCTGGAGATGACGGGGGCAGCGGTCGAGACGAAGAGCGGATACCAGCGTTTCGTGGATGGATTCAGGTCCACGATGAGTGAGTATTACCTGCGGACGCCGGGATACGCGATCCGGAACACGATTGGCGACACGATGACGATGGCGTATGATGGCGTGGCTTCGCTAGACGGGCGGGGGGCGATCGACGATTTCATGGAGAGGATCGGGCCGACGACGCGACGGGTGGCTGAGTCAGCGGCGGCGGGCTCACAGGCAGAGATTGCGGGCACACGACTGCCGGGGAAGCTGGGAGAGTTATCGGGACGCTGGGGTGCAGTGATCGGCCAGCAGGAGGAGGGACGGTACACGCGGGCGTTCTACTCGGCGCTGAAGAAGACGTTGGGGGAGATGTGGACGCCGGCGCTGTCGGACGAGCTGGCGGAGCTGCTAGACCCGGACACGGTGCGGGCGTTGAACGCGGGTCTGGCAGGCAGTTTGAACGCGGACGAGATGGCGGAGGTGGTGGCCAGGGTGACGGGGGAGGGGACGGGGCGCTTGATGAGTGTGGGAGCATATCTGGATCATCCGGACGATCTGAGTGTGGGGTTGCGGTTGCAGTTGGAAAAGGCGCTGGGCCAGGCAACGAACGTAGACGAGGTGGACGAGGCGGTAGACGCGGCATTGGCGGCGAGCCGGGACAACTTTGGTCGTGCGCTTGCGGCAGATCCTACACCTCCGGGCCGACGGGTGTGGTCGGACTTTGAGGCGGTGCAGGACCTGCGGGAGGAGCAGGGCTGGATGGAGGCGCTGGGCGCGTCGTTGGGAGTGGCCGAGGACGACGTCGTCCGGGCGACGGATACGCTGGCGGACGCGTTGGCGCCGGGACAGGCGGGCATCCGGCAGACGGAGGAGGCGCTGATCCAGGCGGTGGGCGGGCAGTTCGACGAGGACACGGCCAATCTGATCCGGCAGGTGCGGGCGGAGACGGGGCGGATGAACGCGGAGACGCGGGCGGCAGCCGACGCGCTGCGGGCGGAGGCCTGGCGGCGGGTGAAGGAAGGGGAAAGCTCGGCGGCGGTGTGGGGCACGTACTTCCCGCAGGTGAAACAGTTGCACCTGGACAACCAGCAGGCGGTGCTGGCACGGCTCCAGGATGGGGTAGAGCAGGTCGGGCGGCTGCGGGCGGGGGAGACGCTGGAAGAGCTGACGGGGCGGCCGGCGAAGCAGTTGGTGGAGGAGAGCCTGGCGCAGTTGCGGGCGCTGGCGGGGGACGTGGCGGCCAGGCAGGAGCGGCTGCGGCGGATGGGGCTGGAAGATTTCGTGAACTTCGATGAGATGCTGGACGCGCAACGGCTGACGGTGGACACGGCGGAGGCGGAGGCGTGGCGGCTGATGGGGATGAACCCGACACGGGATGGCCTCGACGTGGTGCTGAGCACGCAGGATGGGGTGGACCGGCTGGCGCGGGCGGCGGCGGACGAAGCAGCTCGGGCCCGAGCGATGTTCCTGCAGGGGCGCATGAGCAAGGCGCAGTACGCGGAGACGACCAGCAAGGTGTGGCGGGACTATTTCAGGGACGCGAGCCAGGGCTGGGACCTGGCGCGGTGGGAGCTGGCGCAGTTGCCATTATCGCCGGGGGCGCAGCAGAAGGCGCTACAGGCGTTGGGGTGGCCGGCGGAGGAGGCGGCAAAGCTGGCGACGCAGGAGGTGGCGGCGGTGCTGGGGGCGGGGGTGAGGTGGGATCCACTGCTCAACGCGCCGACGGTGCCGCTGGAAGAGGCGCTGCGGGGGACGCTGATGGAGGTGGCGAGCGCGGCAGGATTGGATGTGGCGCGCTCGGCGGACTGGTCAGCGGAGGACTGGCGCAGGGTGGCGGAGCAGGCGCGGTCGTTGGGCGACCAGGCGGGGACGCGGGCGAGCGCGGCGGGTCGGCTGGGACAGGCGGCGGTGGAGGAAGCGGCAGAGGCGGCGGCCATCGCCCCGAGGACGGTGGAGCAGGGGATGCAGTTGACGTGGCCACAGAGCGTGGACGACGTGGCGCGATCGATGGGGGTACGCCCTCAAGCGGCTTCGATGGAGGAGTGGGCCGAGGTCGCACGTTACGCGGACGGTCAGGCGCAGGAGGCGCGGCTGCTGGGTGACGAGTTCGGGAGGCGCTCGGTGGCAGCGCTGGAGGCAGAGCGCTTGCCGGAGTGGGGACAGGTCGGTGGCCAGGAGGCGATGGTGCGGCGGGGGCGGCTCAGTTTCGCGCAGGAGCAGGAACGGGTGGCGGAGCTGACGGGGGAGGCGCGGACCGCGGCGGAACAGACGATGAGCTGGGTGCTGCGGGAGAGCGGATTCGCGGACGAAGAGGTGCAGGGGCTGACGTTCGCGCAGCGCCAGAGGCTCACGGAGGAGATCGGCCAGGGTGACTTGCTCAGGACGGGAGCGGGACGGCCGGCTAAGATTGACGCGATAGAGCCGGAGCGACGGCAGGCGGTGCTCAGCCAGCTCTCGCAGCCGGTGAGGGAAGCGGCGTTCGGCGTGGGAATGGAGCCGGAGTCGGCGGTGGGGTATCGCTGGCAGGAGTTGGCAGAGGAAGCCAGGCGGCGGGCGGGGGGCAGCCGGGTGATGGTGGCGGCGCCGGGAACGTACGACGCGGCGGGTTTCCCGGTGGCGCGGGAAGTGCGGCGGCCGATGGTGCAGCGGCCGGTGGTGGAGAGGGCAATCGAGATGGTGCCGGAGGAGCAGCGGCTGGGACGGGGACGGGCGATGGTGGGATTCGAGCAGCAGCAGGCGGCGCTAGCCGACCGATACGCAGATTTGCAGGAGATGGCGCGGGCGCGGGCAGGCCTGGCGGAGGAAGGGAGGCGGATCGGGGAGGCGCTGGACGTGCCGGTGGGGGCGGTGGGGGCGACGACGGAGAAGGCGGCCGGGATGTACGGGCTGAATTTGTTGGACGAGAACAACCGGGTGGTCAGGACTTATTGGTACGACAATTGGGCGGACGTGAGACGAGCGCGGGACGAGGCGCGCGGGATCATCGAGGCCGGGGCCCAGGGGCAGGCGGCGGCAGTGGGCACGGCGTGGAGTGCGTGGGGGACGGAGGACGTGATGCGGGCGGACCGGCGGGCAGCGGCAGCGGGCGGGTACGCGCTGCCACCGACGCTGGCGGATATGACGGCTGTGCAGCACGAGACGGAGGCGCGGGCGCTGGAGAGGGTCAGGCAGTGGGCGAAGGCGGACCTGGCGGTGGCGGAGGAGATGGCGCCGGTGCCGCCGGCGACGAGGGAGCGGATCATGCAGTGGGTGAAGGGGGAGCTGGCCCGGCAATGGAGCCAGACGCGGACCGTCGCGGTGGACGTGGCGCGGCAGGCGGCGGATTTCTCGAACCTGGATTATGCCGGCGGGCGGAAGAGGTTCGACCAGTGGATCGGGATGGTGTGCCCTTATACTTATTGGATGACCCGCTCGGCGCGCAACTGGGCGCTGCGGGGGATGGAACGGCCGGGGCTGGTGGCGGCCTACGTGCGGTATCAGAAGGCGACGCAACGGGCGAGCGAGGAGCGAGGGTACCGGCCACGCTTCGCAGGGGCAATGGAGATTCCCATCCCTGGGATGGCGAAGTGGACAGGCGGCAGTGTGTTCTTCAACCCGACGAATATTCTGTTCCCGTGGGCGCAAATCGGGGGGACGGAGATGGCAGAGGAGGAGCCGCGCAACGTGGTGGAGCAGATCTACCGGGTAGGGCAGCGGCTCGGATTGCGGACTTATGGATTCATCGAGTGGCCTCTCCAATACTTTGGTTGGATTGGGAAGAAGGAAGAGATGGGCTTCGTGTTGCCACACACGGGGGCGATCCAGGCGGTGACGGCGGCGGCGGGGGTCGGACCACCGGGCGGGGTGAACGTGGAGGCGTGGGCGCGGCGGGCGGCCGGGTTGCCCGAGCAGGAGCCGTTCGGGGCGTATCGGGTGGCCAGGATGCTGGGCAACATGGCGGCGGAGGAACCGGGGCTGAGCCAGGCGGCGCTGCGCGCACAGGAGCTGCAGCGGCTGGTGGAGGCGGGGGAGCTTAGGCAGAATGAGGCGATGGGCTGGGAGAGCGGGCGTCCGCGGGGCGCGCCGGTGGCCAGCAGCGCGGTGTTGCGGGTGGCCAGGGATCAGGGCTGGAGCGAGGCAGAGCTGGAGGAGGCGCAGGGCTTGCTGCAAGAGGCGACCAGGCGGGCGGGGCTGGAGCGGGGGCTGAGGGCCGGGACGTCGTTCTTCGCCGGTGTGCCACTGTCGATGTACCCGGCGGGGGAGAGGCGGCAGGTGGAGTTGGAGCGGGAGGAGCGGGGGGCGATGTACGCGCCCTTGACCAGGACGGGGACACGGGAGGAGCTGCTGCAGTGGCGGCAGGCGCACCCGGAGGTGATCCCGCGACGGCTGGCCCGGGCGGCCTTGCCGGGGGCGGCGGAGTACGCGGGCTGGAAGCCGGGTGAGGCGGTGACCTCGAACGTGTACAACCAGCGGCGGGACGAGATCAACCGGACGTATGACGAGGCAGTGGACGCGATTCTGCGGCAGCAGCCGTGGAACCGTGAGCAGGTGAAGGAGATGGAGGAGCAGCGGCAGGCGGAGTTGGAGCGGGTGCGTATGGAGCTGGGGATCGGGGAGGGGGAGGAGCGGGCGGCGGCGGTCTACCAACCGCGCACGACGTACGGGGCGACGCCGGAGGAAGCGGCGCAGATCCGGCGGGAGGAGGTGCTGGGGATCGTATCCTCGGCGATGCCGCACGTGGCGGATTTCCAGGTGGACGGGCAGCCGGATTACGAGGCCTACAACGCGGCGGTAGCGCAATTCTTCCAGGAGCTTCCGCAGCGGATGGGAACAGACGAGCGGCTGGCGGCGGTGGCGGGGGTGATGGGACGGCAGCCGGCTGAGCTATTGGCGGACGTGGACCAGGAAGAGGTGACCACGTACTGGCGCAGGAACGACCGGCCATTGGAAGCGGCGCAGCGCGTGTGGGAGGATACGGTGTATCGCCCGGCGTGGGAGGCATACAACCGGGCGGTCGAGGGCGGGATGGAGAAGGGGAAGGCGTACGAGGGGATCATCGAGGCAGCGGGGAAGGTGCAGGCAACGGCGCTGATCGCGCGCATCCAGCAGGAATATCCGGGGCGGTGGACGGAGGAGGAGCTGCGGGAAGCGCTGAAGGGCACGACGTTCCCGGGCGTGGGGGAGGCCACGACGCTGAGGAAGCCGGAGGAGGAGCGGGTGCTGGCGCAGGCGTCGAGCGCGTTCTGGGATTTCCTGAACGAGCAGTTGCCGCCGGGGAAGATGGGACAGGGAGCGCGCGACAATACGCTGGTGCAACTGGTGCTGGACGCAGAGACACGCGGGACGGCGACGGCGGAGCAGTACCAGAAGGCGCTGGAGTGGCTCACGGGTTGGAAGGCGCAGAATCAGGGCGCGGAGTGGCTGACGCCGGCGGATTGGGCAGCGGCGCGGGAGCAGAATGACGAGTTCCAGGCGCTTGCGGATAAGGAGTGGCCGGGCATCCAGGATACGCTGGGCCGGTACTATGATTTGTCCGGTGCGGAGCGGACGGCGTTCAAGAAGGAGCATCCGGAGATCGGGGAGTACTTTGATGCACGGGATGCCTGGGGGGCGCAGGCCGGACACGGGATGTGGGCGTACTTTTACCAGGGCAAGACGACGGCGGGGGCAGGGTACGCGGCGGGCGTGGGGGGCGGGAAGAAGGCGCGAGCGGCATACCGGCCGCGCACTTATTACAAGAAGAAGGGGAAGGCCAGACGACCGACGACGGTACCAGATTGGGTATTCGCGCAGACGGCGCGGCGGGTGCCGAAGGTTTTCTTGAAGACGCCATCGCCGTGGGGCCCGGAGAAGAAGACGTACGAGAAGCCGTACCGGGCGCGGGGGGTGCCGTGGATCGTCGGGCGGTGGGCGAAGAAGTGACGTTGGTGAGTTGGAAGTATGTGAACATACTTCCATTTGGTCCATTTAAACTTCCAGAGAGGAGTCAGAGAGATGAAAGCGTTCAAGTTCGTGAAGTTGGGGTTGGTGCTGGTCAGCCTGATCGTGCTGGTGCTGATGGGGTGCGAGGGGCCGGAGCCTACGGTCTCGCCCCTGGCAGTGCCGGGCGGAGGCGGGCCGGCGGTGGTGGCAGGGGTCCAGGCGGAAGGCGTGGATCTCAGTGCTGAGGTAGTGGCGGCCGTCGTCGCGGCAGCGATCTCGGTGTTGCTCGAGGTGGTACCCGGGCTGGCCAAGATGTGGGACGGCGTAGCCCCGGAATACAAGCGGCTGGCGTGGCTGGTGGGCTGCCTGGCGGTGCCCCTGGTGATCCTGGGGGCCGGGTGTGTGGCGCTCGATCTGGGCGTGGTGGCGCCGACCTGCGACAAACAGGGGGCCGTCGAGGCGTTGAAGGTGGGCTTCGCGGCGTACTTTGCAGGGCAGGCGACGTTCGCGGTGGTGGGCCAGGCCGTGCGTAGGGCGTGGCGACAGTGACAACGGATGGGGAGAACGGATAAACGGATGCTCTAGGAGGCGCGCTGGCAGAATGGGTGCGGGTTGTCCGCGGACAGCGGGAACTCGTTTTGCCAGCGCGTCTCCAGGAGCACGTATCGACGGATCGAAGGAACGGATAAGCGGATAGGGGTGTGAGGCAGATGAGCGAGGAGTTGACGAAGGGCGCAGGAGTTGGTGGACAGCCGACAGGCGCAGAGGGCGCAGTTGGTGGTGCGGCAGGTGAGCCGGTCCAGCCGACAGCCGAGGCTCAGCAGCCGATAGCCGAGCAGAAGAAGCCGGTGGATCTGACGCAGTCGGACGAGTTCCGCAGGTGGCAGGCGGCACGCGACAGGCGCGAGGCGCAGTTGCAGGCCCAACTGGCGGAGACGCAGCGTCAGATGCAGGAGATGCAGCGACAGATCGAGACGGCGCGACTGGCAGACGCGGAGCCGGAACAGGTGGCGCAGTACTACCAGCAGCAGATGGAGCAGATGCGGACGGCGCAGGAACAGGAAGCGATCCGGGCGCAGGAACGGGCTGCGATCATGCAGCAGGCGACGGAGTTGCTGGCCGACCTGCAGTTGTCCGCGGACACGCCAGGGCTGGAGTGGAGCGAGGAACCGAGCTGGGATGGATTGGCGCGGCTGGCCAGGAGCGCGGCGAAGATCAAGACGCTGCAGGCAGAGGCATTGACGAAGGAGCAACGGACTGTGGTAGACCAGGCGACTCAGGCAGCCAGGACGGAAGCACTGACGGAGGCCGGGGTCACGAAGGTCAACACGGCGACAGGCACGGCTGCACCTCGGGACCTGCGGGCCGAGTTCGAGGCGGAGAAGGCGAAGCTGCGGCATAGTGGGGACGTGGGGGCGTACGCGCGGCTGAAGTCGAAGTACCGCAAGCAGGGGCTGGACGTGTAGTTTCGAGGGACGGCCGTCACAATTTACGTGAGGTGAGGAGATGGCAGTCTCAGATCAACCCAAGACTACGTATTCGGACACGACGCCACAGAAGCGCGTGATCGCGGATCTGATCGACATCATAGATCCACGGGACACGCCGGTGGTATCGTACTTCGGGCTGGATGGTGATCCGGGGAAATTCCGGCTAATGAATTTTCCCGGCACCAAACTCGAGTGGTTGGAAGATACGCTGGCCGGGCTGACGGACACGCTGGCGACGAGCTGCGCGAGCGCGGCGACGAGCCTGAGCGTGACCGATGGCAGCCTGCACAAGCCAGGCGACGTCGTCGAGATTGACTCAGAGATGATGTGGGTCAGCGGCGTCAGCCAGGCGGACAATAAGGTGACCGTGACGCGCAACTATGGCGGGACGCAGGCCTCGCACGCGAAGAGCGCGACGATCACACTGATCAACGCGGCGCGGCTGGAGGGTGCGGATGCGGACTACGACCGGGCGTTCAGCGACGTCGTGGCGCCGTACAACTACACGCAGATCTTCCAGGACGACGTGAAGGTCAGCCGCAGCCAGAACAAGATCAGCCAGTACGGGATCGCGGAGGAGTTCGACTACCAGGCCGCGAAGAAGATCCCGGAGATGAGCCGGCTGATCGAGAAGGCGTTCTTCCGGGGCCAGCGCAAGAGCGGCAGCGCGACGGCGCCACGGGCGTTCGGCGGGCTGGAGACGTTCGCCACGGTCAACACGAAGAGCGGGGCGGGCGCGGCACTGGTGCAGAAGGATCTCGAAGACCTGGTGCAGAGCTGCTGGAGCTACGGTGGCAACCCGGACCTGATCATCTGCAACTCGTGGGTCAAGCGCAAGATCAGTTCATTCTACGCTGACAGTGTGCGTACGACCCGGGACGAGGAGCGCGGCGGAGTGGTGATCAGCGAGGTCGAGACCGAGTTCGGGGTGCTGAAGGTGTTGATGAGCCGGTGGTGCCCGAGCGCGAAGCTGTACGTGGTCGAGAGCCAGTACATCGGGTTCGTGGCGTTCGACCCGTTCTTCCAGGAGCCGCTCGACAAGACCGGCGATAGTATCAAGGGTCAGGTCGTGGGCGAGTACTCGCTGGTGGTCAAGAACGGGAAGGCGCACGGGTATATGAAGTCTATCAGTACGACTTCATAACCGGGCAGGCGAGCAGACAAACAGATAGGCGGGGGCGGTGCACGTGGCCGCCCCTGCCAGGAGGATAGAGAAGAATGGGTAGCGGAACGAGAAGTATCTACAACGCCGCGGACTACTGTCCCGTGCTGGCACGCCTGGCCGGGGAGGGAGCGATAGGGCTGGGCTCGAACGTGGCGCAACTCAACCTGGAGAGCAAGGTGCGGGTGGGGACGCACGACTGGGGCGTGGGCGCGACGGGCGTCTTGCTCAGTGGCACGGACCCGGATATGGTGTTTCAGGTGGCGGGGCGGATCAACGCGGCGCTGGCAACCGGTGCGTATGCAGCGGCCTACAACCAACTAGCGTGCACGGCGGCGCAGACGGGGGACGTGAGTGTGTTCGCCAACTGGAACGAGTTGTACTTCACCGGGACGACGGCGCTGGGTAGTAACGCCGGGGCGGTGTGGGGACACATCGAGATCTCGGGGACGTTCACGGGGCCGGCGAGCACGAGCAACTATATGGGGGCGGTGGTGGGCACGATCATGTCGGATGCGGATACGGTGACGAACACGGGGATCATGGGTGCGTTCGTTGCTGACAGCATACTGACCAGCGGGTTCACGAATAATGGCAAGATCGCGGCGTTCGTGGCGCACGTCAACGCATCGCACCCGACGCGGGCGAACTGGCCGATGGCGCTGTACGTGGATGGCTGCGACGTGGTGATCGGGTTCGGCAGCGGCACGGACTACGAGGACGGGATCAAGATCACTTCGACGGTGGCAGGAGAGTCATCGCACGATGTGAACGCGGACGGGCTGCTGAAGCTGGACGTGGGCGGCACAGCATACTATATCCCGATCTTCACGGCGGCGAAGGTGACGAACGAGTAAGGGCGGGGGTGAACGATGGCGATCACGCTGGTGGACTCGACGCTGTACGAGGTGAGGAAGGACGGGGATGGTACGTTCCAGGTGCCGGCGGGGAAGCATCTGAAGATCGAAGTGTCACCCAAGGGCGAGGAGATGCTGGACGTGGTCGTGCCCGAGGGGAAGGTGTGGACGGTGACGGTGAGTGTGCGTGTGATCGAGACAGACGCATGAGGACGGAAGGGGGCAGGCGGCGACGTCTGCTCCCTTCGAGGGGGGGGCGATGAGCAGGGGAAAGAAAGAGAGGCAGAGGGTGGTAGATGGGACGGTGGTGATCAGCGGGGTCACGATCGAGCAGAGGAAGGTAGTGCTGCAGCGGCGGGGGCAGGAGCTGGAGCGGCGACTGACGGAGATTGACCGGCAGGGGCAGCGGTTGCAGCAGGAGCGCGGCCAGGTGATCGCGGATATGAACGCGGTGAGTGGGGCGCTGCAGTTGTGCGACGAGCTGCTGGAAGGTAGGACGCCGACGGCGGAGCCGGTGGGGAAGGCGATGACGCTCGATCCGGAGGCGCAGGGCGAGCATGAGGGTTGACATCGGGATCGCGGCGAACAAGAACCAGGAGATGAAGTGGTGGTCCACGTTGGCGCCGGAGCTGCTGGTGTTGCAGCGGCGGGGCAAGGTGCAGGTGGAGCGCTTCATCGTGATCGGGTCGGCGCTGACGGACTATAACCGCAACGAGGTGGTGCGGCAGTTCCTGGCGGGGGACAGTGAGGCGCTGTGGTTCGTGGATGACGATACGATCCCGCCTCCACGAGCGGTGGAGTGGCTGGTGGATCTGGTCGAGGTAGGGGCGTGCGAGGTGGCGGCGGGGATCTACTATTCGCGCAGCGCACCGTACAATCCTATCGCCTACCAACGAAGGCCAAACGGGCTGTACGTGGCGCTGTCCAGGTTTGAGCAGGGGGAGATCGTGTACGTGGACAGTGTGGGGATGGGGTGCACGTTGATTCAGCGGCGGGTGTTCGAGACGATCCAGGAGCAGTATCGGGTGTACCGGCGGGTGGCCAATGGGACGCTGGCGCCGGTGCACCGGGAGGACGTGCGCCCAGGGGAGCCGGCAGAAGCAGGCGTGGTGATGGAATCGAATCTGACGCGTGGGTACCTGGTGGAGCCGATCGCCGGGCCGGTGGAGCCGGAGCAGTGGCCGTTTTTCGGCTTCGAGCACGGGCGGACGGAGGATCACTATTTCTGTGAGATGGCGGTGCGCTGCGGCTTCAGGATCGCGGTGGACACGGCGCTGGAGTGCCAGCATGTGGGGGCGGAGGCACGGGAGCGCGATGACTTCCGGCGGGTGATGGATATGCTGGGGAGTTACGCGGCGCTGAAGCGGGAGTTGGGGGAGGATGAAGAATGGAGGATGGAGAATGAAGAATGGAGGAGAGGGGATGGATCGTAACGGGAAGCTGCGGGTGCTGGAGATCCTGACGAGGGAAGGGCAGGAGGGGATCGCGCAGGAGATATGGCCGGAGGCGAAGATCGTGCAGGCCGTGCTCGATTTGGGCTGGCTGAACGATCCAGGGGGTGTGGGGCATTACGACATGATCCTGGCCAGTCACGTGTTGCAGGCGGTGGACGGGGCGAACGTGACGCGGATGGTGCGCGTCTGGGCGAGCTGGCTGCGGGAAGGGGGGGAACTCCACCTGGTACTGCCCGACCTGATGTGGGCGTGCGAGCAGGTGGTGAAGGGCGGGGAGGTGGACCGCTACACGCTGGAGGTGATCTACGGCCAGACGGGGGCGGAGCACCGGAGCGGGTTCACGGTGGGGCTGGTGCGGGGGGTGCTGGCGGCGGCGGGGCTGAAGGTGAAGGCGGCGCGGCTGGGGCCCTACGGGATCGTGGGGATGGACGCGGAGGGGAAGGAGCACGAGGTGATCGCCCGGCAGGTGTACGTGGTGGGTGTCAACGGTGTCAACGGATGGGGAAACGGATAAACGGATAGAAGACGAGGAGGTGTGAGATGCCTAGAAGCGCAATTCCAAAGTATTTGACGGCGACGGGAGCGGTGAAGGCGGCGCCCGGGTTCGTGCATGCGATCAGCCTGGCCGGCGGGGCAGCGGCGGCGGGCACGGTGATCCTGGACGATAGCACGGCGGGGAGTGGAACGAACAAGTGGAAGATGGCGGCGGTGGCGGGCGGGGGCGATAGTGTGATGTTCGATCCGCCGATCGCGTTCGCCGTGGGGATCTATGCGACGCTGACCGGGGAGGGTGCGACGGTCAGTGTGGCGTATGAATGAGTGTCAACGGATGGGGAAACGGATAAACGGATAGGAGGATGAGATGGTCAATGTCAGCGTACGGTTCATCCAGGGGTTGAATACGGGGGTGCGGGAGATCCAGGAGCAGTTCGAGACGCGCGAGGGGGCGGAGGCATACGTGGAGATGGTGCTGGCCAAGGGGGTGCGGATCGAGCTGCCGGAGGGGCACATGCTGATCGTGCCGCCCCAGCGGGTGCTGGAGATCGAGGTGTGGGTGTCGACGGTGTCAACGGATGGGGAAACGGATAAACGGATAGCCCCGGCTCGGCTCGCCAGGGCTAAGCCCTCTCATCGAAAGGGGAGGTAGGATGGTCGTCGTGGTGATGGGGATGCATCGAAGCGGGACGAGTGCGGTGGCTAACGTGCTCCACCACCTCGGGGTGAGCATGGGGGATCGACTGCTGCCGGCTAACCGGTGGAATCCGCACGGGCATTACGAGGACGTGGATTTCTTCGAGCTGAACGTGGAGATGCTGCACCTGGCGGGGGGGGACTGGGCGCACCCACCGGCGGAGGAGGCGATCCGGGAAGCGGGACGCTGGCTGTTGCCGGAGATGATACAGCTCGTGAGATGGAAGGAGCGGGCGCGCAGGACGTGGGGCTGGAAGGATCCGCGTATGGCGCTCACGATTCGTGTGTGGTGGGAGGCGCTGGGGCAGGCGATGATCCAGGATGTGCGGGTGGTGCGGGTGGTGCGGGAGCACGTGGCAGTAGTGGAATCGCTGGCCAGGCGCTCGCGGGAAGCGGCGGCGCTGGCGGGCGAGATGGGGGAGGAGGACGCGGGGATGGCAGAACTGGCCACGTGGGAGCAGAACCGGTGGGACGCGCTGGTCCACGAGTACGAGCGGAGGATCGCGCAGTTCCTGGGAGACGTACAGGCGCCGTGCCTGACGGTGGCGTTCGAGGACCTGGTGCGGGTGGAGACGACGCGCACGGTGGTGGAACTGCTGGCGGACTACGTGGGGGTGGCCTACGACGATGGCGCGGTGGAGGCAGCAGCGAGGCAGATAGCCGTGAGAGATGGATGGGTGGACGTGGTGGATGGGGAGACGGGGGAGGTCACACAGTGCCGGCGGTGATCGTGAAGACGAAGCAGGGTTGGGTGGTGGTGAGCCACCGGGGGAAGGGCGGGCGGGTGCTGGGCACGCATCCGACGCGCCAGGGGGCGCTGGCGCAGCAGCGGGCGGTGAATCGACGGTTGAGAGGGAGGAAGCGATGAGTGGCCCTGGAGCGAACCAGGCCAGTGAACCCACTACGCAATCGGCACACGCGCTGGTGACGAGCGCGCAGGAGCGCGTCCAGGTGGCCATGGTGCTGATCCAGGAAGCGGAGGAGGTGGCCGAGGAAATGCAGGTAGTGTTGGGTAGGATGGCCGGGGAGGAGTGAGCACGGTCCGGAAGCTTCAGCCTGGGGACCGGGAGTGGTCACCAGCCTTCACCGGGTAGGCTGCCAGGTGCCAGGCATAGCTCCACTCGGGCGGACCATGCTCCACGTGGTACAGGTATTATATAGATAGGGTTCAATTTGTCAAGGGTGTCAACGGAGCAGAAACGGATAAACGGATGATGGACTTGCTGGAGGAATTGGCGGCATTCGAGCACGAGCGGTGGATGGCGTGGTCGAAGGCGATTGCGTGTGAGGTGTCTCTCGGTGTGAGGGTGCGCTGGGAGGTGCTGTGGGTGCCATACACGGAGCTTCCGGAGACACACAAGATCGCGGTACGCAGTCACGCGCAGGAGGTGTTGACGATCCTCAAGCGCTGGCTGGGGAAGGGGTACTTCTATGACGGCAAAGACGAGGGCTGACTTGGTGGCGGAGATCGCCAGGAGGTATGGGCATTATCACCGGTCCACGGCGACGGGGGGTTCGACGACGACGATCGTCAATACGACAGGGCTGTACGAGCCGGACGATTTCTACGTGGGGCATTATGCCTACATCGTGACGGACGCCGGCGGCGCGCATGCCGCGCCGGAGGGCCAGGAGCGGCCGGTCACCGACTACGATCAGAGCACGGGGACGTTGACGGTGGATCCGGCGTTCAGCGCGGCGGTGGCCAGCGGGGATACGTACGAGCTGCTGGCGCTGAAGCGGGCGGACATCGCGGCGGCGATCAACGCGGCGATCCGACAGGCAGGAGAGACGTGGCTGGCGCCGACGGTGGACACGACGACGGTGACGATCGCCGACGACGATTACGATTACGGTCTGCCGGTGGGGGTGGTGCGGCTGCTGGGGGTGATGGTGCGGGGGGATACGGACGAGGCCTGGCGCTACGTGCAGGGGCGGCAGTGGTCGGTGGGGGGCACGCCCGGGGCGCAGGTATTGTACTTCGACACGCTGGAGGGGCTGGAGGCGGGGGACCTGGTGCGGCTGGATTACCTGGCCAGGCCGGGCGAGCTGTCCGCGGACAGCTCGTCGTTCGGGATCGGGGAGCCGGCGGAGCGGGAGCTGACGGAGTTCGTGACGGAGATGGCGGTGGGCTGGCTGCACAAGGCGGCGGCCAGCGCGCGGGCGGGGGATTTCCGGGAGCACCTGACGCTGGCGCAGATGGCGGAGGAACGGGCGGAGCGCATCCGGGCGATGGCAGCCCGGTGGCACGGGCGAGGGACGGTGAGGACGGCGCGCTGGGCGAGGGCCAGGGGATAGAAGAATGAAGAATGAAGAATGAAGAATGAAGAATGAAGAGGGCCTGGGATGAGTGACGCGCGATATCATATTCGCTTTCGGGATGACGCGGCGGGGGAGGAACTGGGGCTGCTGCTGACGGCCACGCCGCAGTTGGGATTCACACGGCGTCTGATCAATCCATACGCGGCGAAGACCGGGATGGGGCAGACGAAGGACGCCGACCTGACGGAGTGGTCATTAGTATCGTGGCGAGACTGGCGGGGAGGGCGGGGGCAGGAGGAGCTGGAGGATGCGACGGCGTTCTACGATGCGTGGAACGTGGAGACGCGCATCGAGGGGCAGGTCACGCTGGGGCCGCTGCCGCAGAATCCGACCGGAACCTATCCGCGCTACGAGCCGGGCAACAACACGTGGTACGAGTGTGGCTGGCCCGGGCCAGAGATGCAGACGGTAGGGGATGATACCGTGCCTCCTCCCGAGAATCAGAGCGGGGGGCTAGACATCTACGATGGCTACAAGGCGGCGCAAGTGTTTCGGATGCGTCTCTACCGTGCGTGGCTAAAGTCGGTCGAGGTGCGGGTAAAGAAGTACGCGGGGACGACGGCCGCTCTGAGGGTGTCCATCTACACTACGAACCCGGCAGTCTACAAGCCGGGCATACTGCTAGGATACAAAGATGTCCCGGCCGCGTCAGTCACCACGGCGTGGGGGTGGGTTACTGCGACGTTCGATACGCCCATCTTGTGCGATCAACCGACACAGGGCTGGTGTTTTTGGATTGTCGTATCGAGCACGGCAACGAGTGAAACGAATGGATACAACTGGAGCGTGGGTATTGGTAACCTTTACGGTCAGTTTGGCTGGCTGCGCCGGGATCGGAACAGGGGACTCTGGAATATTTACGCAGACTGGAACGGCACGTTCAAGGCGCACTGGTCGAAGGTGGCGCGGGAAATGAGCTTCGTGGCGCCGGCGGGTGGCATGTCGTGCGGGGTGGTTCAGCTTTACTGTCAGGTCACTAGCGACCTGGGCTCGTTCTACGTGCGGCTGTACGACGACAGTGGGGGCAATCCGAATACGCTGCTGAGGTCGGTGACGGTGACGCCGACCGTCTCCGGCTGGTACGAGGCGACGTTCGCCTCGGCGCAATCTCTGACGGAGGGAGCGACGTATCACATCGTGGTGGAGCCGGTGGCAGAGCGGAGCCAGCCGGTGAATTACAATCAGATGTGGCGCTGGGGTGGCAACTCAGCCGGTGGGTACGCGACCGGGGCGGCCAAGCGCCGGTTGGATGCGGGCGGCTGGACGGCGGTGACTGAGGATATGTACTTCCGCATCAACCGAGAGGAGTTGGACGGGAATCCCATCGCCTTCGCGCGGTACAAGGACAAGTGGTACACGGCGGCGGGAGATACAATATACGAATGGGACAGCGGGGTAGGGCTGTGGGCAATATCGGATCACGTGCACACGAAGAACGTCACGGCGCTCGAGGTATGGGGTGGGTACCTGTGGGCAGCGCGGGGATCGAGCAATATCGTGCGTAAATTCAACGGGTCGAACTGGGCGAACGTGATAGGGGTGTACGCGAAGTTGTTGAGGGCGGGGGGGGGATACCTGCACCGGACGGATGGGACGGCGGGCAATGAGTACAAGCTGTACTACACGGTGGATGGATCCACGTGGAGCGACGCGATCGACATTGGAAACGGCGACCATGTCGTGACGGGTATGGCCTGGTACCGGGACATGCTGGTGTGCGCGACGGCGACGAGGTTATGGGGGGTGGCGGCCGATTTGGCCTATCCTCTGCTGGATTGGTCGGCGCAGGAGGACGCCAACAACGGCGCAGCGATGGTGGCGTGGTCACGGACAGGCTGCCTGTACATTCCGCTGCGGTTCGGGCTGTACCGCTGGAACGGGGACAGTATGACGGCGATCGGGCCGGAGCAGGGGATGGGGCTGCCAGCGACGCGAGCCGGATATGTGAGCGCGATGTGCGGGACGAACAACTGGCTGTACGTGGCGGTGAACGCGGGTGCGACCGGCACCTCGTCGATCCTGGCCTACAGTGGGATGGGCGGATGGCACGAGCTGCAGCGGGTGGAGAAGGTCAACCAGGCAATCCAGTCTTTGGGGTTCGAGGTGATCAGTAGCCCGTCTCGACTATGGTTCGGGATCGGGAAGGAGTCGCGCTACCTGATGCTGCCGGATTATAGCGACAATCCGTACCAGTGGGAGGGGTACGAGTTCAACACGCACGGGGAACTGGAGACCTCGTGGGTGGGGTCAGAGCTGCTGGAGGTGGTCAAGGATCTGCACGAGGTGGTGGTGCGGGGTGAGGACCTGTCCAGCGGGCAGAAGGTGAAGGTGTATTACGAGGTGGATCGCAGCGGGGCGTGGACGTATCTGGGTGAAGTGACCGGTGGGCCACGCCAGGAGCTGGCGTTCGAGGCCTCGACGTTCGGGAAACGCACGATTGGGGATGACTCGACGACGGCGACGATCGAGCTGGCGAGCGGGCACACGACGGAGGGGATGGCGGCGGGGGATTGGATCAGAGTCAACGGGGAGGTGCGCCAGATCGCGAGCATCACGGACAGTGACACGTTCGTGCTGGAGACGGCGTTGTCAGCGGCGCCGGTGGCGGATGACGTGGTGTACGCCAGCCGCTCGGCAGGCAGGGAATTCCGGTTCAAGGTTTTGTTGGAGACGACAGACAAGACCAAGACGCCGAAGTTGAAGGCGCTGTTCGTGCGCTACCAGTGCAACGTCTTGGATCGATTTGTGTACCAGCTCAACGTACGGATAGAGGATGGAATGGTGGACCTGGCGGGGAATCCGTATCCGCACACGGCGGCTGACCTGCGGGTCGCGCTGGATGCGTGGGCGAAGCGGGCGTGCCAGTTTCTGTTGGTGGACCCGGACGGGGTGGAGCACCTGGTGAAGGTGGTGAGCGTGGGCGAGGGCGGGTACCGGCAGGAGGAGGGGGCGCTGCCGGCACGGTACGCGAGCACGTATTCGATGAACCTCGTGGAGGTGGGCTAGTGGATGGCAACGGGTATCCGCGTGTCCTGGACCGCGAGGGATGCGTATTTGGGAAGCACCTGGCCGGGGAGTACGAGGAGATGAGGAAGCGCATGGACGTGATCGAGCGGAAGCTGGATCGGTTGACGACGGCGATGGTGGGGGCTTCGATCACGTTCACGACAGCGGCGCTTATGCTGGCGCTGAATCTGTGGCTGGGGCACTGAGTCGTCAACGGATAGGGAAACGGATAAACGGATAGGGAAGATGAGGAAGATCGCACGGGTGGCGCGGATCGGGCGGATCGGGATACCGAAGACACGGAGGCCCATCAACGTGTTGAGCGGGGAGCGGATCACGGGCGGGGGCATCCGGCAGATGAATCTGGTGCCGGAGCAGCTCAGGGTGTGGGAGCGCACGATCGGGAAGGAGCGGGCGGAGAAGGTGTGGCGGCTGTCGTTGAAGGGGATCGTGGGGACATTGCCGGAGCTGTGCACGTACGAGTGGCTGGACCGGCGGGGGATTGGGTTCGAGTTTCAGTCGGCGCAGTTGGGCGGGCGGCAGACGTCGGGCGGGGCGGTGGTGGATTTCCTGGTGTATGGGCTGACGCCGGACGGGTTGTACTGCTGGCGGGTGCAAGGCGAGTACTGGCATAAGGGGCCAGAGGTGGAGCGGAAGGACGCGACGCAGGTGCAGCGACTGCGGGGATTGAAGATTGGGGGGGTGCCGGTGATCGACGTGATTGATCTGTGGGAGAATGATATTTATCAGTTGTGGCCTCTGGTGTTCGAGCGCGCAGAAGCCGGTCTTGGATTGCGTGGATAGGTTGGGGATGTAATGCCGAGGCCACGCTGGAACGCGACTTGTCATCCTGACAGACCGCACTTTGCACGGGGTCTGTGTCAGCAGTGCTATGGAAAGGAATACCGCCGGAGAAATCTTCAGGTGGTTCGGGAGAAGGACAACGCGAGGTACCGGAGGGACAAGGAGAAACGGAAGGCTTACCAGGTCGAATACCGGATACGCAGGAGGCAGGAGGACGGCGAGTGGCTGCGTCGGCGGAATTGGCAGTGTAGGATAAGTGCATTTCGGCGAAGATCCGGAATCGTATTCTCGCTGGATGAGTACTTGCAGTTGATCGAGGCACAGGGTGGAAGGTGTCCTATCTGCGGTGCATCCTTCAGCGATGCTAGTGTTGAGACGGTTATTGACCATGATCACGAGGAGAACTTTGTGAGGGGTATCTTGTGTCGCACGTGTAACGCTGCACTCGGCTTGTTGGGAGACGATCTCGAGACAGTGATACGTGCGGCAGAATATTTGCGTGATGCCGAGGAGCTCAGTAGATGAGCGATGAGATCAGGTTAAGGCCGGGGTCGAGGCCGCCGCAGATCGGGGACGTGGTGGCGTGGGCGGGGGATGGGTGGGAAGCGCAGCCGGTGATCGCGCGTCCCCAGGGCGTGACGCACGTGCACACGAATACGATCGTGCGGGTGGCGATGGGAGAGACGCGCAGCCCCAACTTCGTGAAGGGCAGTGACGGCTGGTGCATCTACCCGGACGGATCGGCAGAGTTCAACAACATCGTGGCGCGGGGCACGATCTACGCGGACGCCGGGGAGATCGGCGGCTGGACTATCGAGGCTGTCTACCTGGCCCGTGATACAGGTGTGGACGCGACGAGCGCAGGGATGGCCCCCGACGACTATCCATTCTACGCGGGGGCGACGTATGCCCACCGTGCCACTGCTCCCTTCCGTGTCACTCCTGCTGGTGCGCTCGTGGCGACAAGTGCCACGATCACCGGCTCCATCACGGCCACCAGTGGTACTATCGGTGGCTGGACGATCGCAGTCACGGAACTTAAAGCTATTGGCGATGCGATCATTCTGGATTGTGGGGGAATCATCCAGGTAGGCGGAGCCGCCTATCTGCAGAGTATTCCTTTCGCCTCCGGGGATTATGGCTGGCAGATCACCCCGAGTGAGGCCGAGTTCGGGAACATCACGGCGCGGGGAGAGATCCGTACGGCGGTGTTCAAATATGGCGAGGTGCATGCCCAGGCCGGGCAACTGTTAGTGACACCGAATGCGGACAAACTGAACGTAGACGTGACCATCGCGGCCTCTGGTTCGTTCGACGTGGGGGAGGCGGGGCGCTTTTCGGCCAACGACGTCGTGCGGCTGAAGGACGGGGTGGCAGACGTGTGGTTGACCGTGACGGCCGATAACGGGAATGGAACGTACAATTATACCAGGTCCTACGGGTCGGCGGTGGGGACGGTGTTTCGGTGCGGAACGGCGGTGGTGGGGTATGGGAGCTCGGGTGAGGGGGGAGTGCTGCTGGATGCGATGACGGCGAACGGCCCATTCGTCGACATCTTCACGCACACAGGCTCGCCCTGGACGACGCTGACGACGAAGGCCCGGCTGGGGAATCTGGCGGGGATCTCGGACGCGAGTCTGAATCCCAGCGGCTACGGGCTCTACTCGAACAACGTGTTCCTGTCGGGGAAATTAGTGGCGGCGGCCGGGGAATGCGTGATCGACACGAGTGGGATCACGCTGATGGACGGTGATTCGGTCGAGGATATGGTGAAGTGGAGGGACGATTACGCCGCGTCGCCGGACATCTACGCGGGCAAGATCTACGCACACTTGAGCGCAGGCTCACGGTTTATGTACCTGGTGGTGCCAGCCTCGGCGGGGGTGAGTTATGGCAGCCGGCTGTTCCTGTGGCCAGAGGCGGCGGCGGGAGGCACGTATGCGCGGGGAGAGTACACGTGTGGTAAGTCGGGAGGATCGCCGGCGTACATTAAGTGGTATGCTACCGGGACGGATAACGCCTACCTGCTACTGACTTCGACCAAGCTGGCGCTGTGGAATTATGTGGACGTGAACTACGTAGAGCGGGCGTACATCGCGGGGAGCGGGGACGTGCATCCGGACGCGGACGGGCGGGGGCTTTTCGCGCGGGTAGTCAACCGGCTGGGAATTCAGACGTACGATGATCATTTCCGTTCGGGCAGCATCCCGACCGGGTATGTCTGGCAGGGGGCACCGTTTGGGGGGACGCCATCAGTGTTGTATGCCTTTTCGGGAGACTACCTGAAGATCACGTTCGCTGCAAGCACCCGCTACTTCCTGAGTCGGGCTGTAACCAACGTGGCGGCAAACTGGCAAAACAAGAGCATCTGGGTACGCGCTCGTGGGGGCATATATGTCCGTGTAGGGGCTCGTTTCGATGACGGCACTGACAACAACTACGTCGAGATTCTCATGGATGGGTCGGCAGCGGATGGCACACAGACATTGATATTTCGGTATAGGGCGGGCGGCGGCGGCGTGACAACGGTGACCTCGCCAATCCTAGTGCCAGTGGACGGGCTGTACGTGATGCGTCTGCTAATGTACTATAGCGCACCGAACTACGCTGCCTACGGCTACTTGATTGGTGAAGATGGCACCCCGACCAACATTAGTGGCTTTTACACTGCGGTGACATGGGCGCCGGTGGCGGGCCGCGCTGGCATCATACTCGACAACTCAATGGCGGCTGTCGTATCTGACGGCGTGGTAGACTGGATTGAGAATGGGTTTGTGTAGTCTCGGCAGTCACGGCAGGTCGGTGCTGTGGTGATTGGGACTACTCCAGCGGGGAGTAGATTGGCTGAGGGGGGAGCTGGATGACACGATCTTCAGCCTGGAGTTCGCGCAGGGCGCGAGCGACGTCGGTGGGATCCGCGTCAAGCTCACAGGCAAGCTCGAAGGTGCCGGTCGGCCGGCGGGATAGTTCGGCGAGGATGAGTTCCTTGAGTGTTTGATTGTCCACGTAAGCCTCCGAGGTCATTATACCACAGATCAGGTGAGGACGATAGATTTGACTTCGCCCTGTTCGACTTCGACGCGCAGGCCGGCGTTCTGCAGCAGGGTGCGCAGTTGGATGGGCGGAGCCTGGCCGACGAGGTCGGGGAAGGCGGCGGCCAGGGCTTCGATGGAGGCGCGACGCTGGGCCGGATCGGGGGCGGCGGCGATGAGGCGGTGCAGGTCGAGGAGCCGGGCACGGGTGGCATCCACGTCGGCGAGGAGGAGATCGTCGGCGGCGCGGTAGATGTGGGGGTCCATGTGCCCGGCGGCCAGGGCCAGGGCCAGGCGCTGGCGGCGCAGCTCGAGCTCGGCCAGGTGACCGTCCAGGCCGGCGACCTGTTGGCGCAGGTGGGCGACGTCATCCGTGTGATCGAGGGCGGCCTCCAGCGCGGCGGGGGTGGCCAGGGTTTCCAGGAAGGCGGCGAGGGCGGCGACGACGTCGCTCTCTTTGACGTGGTTGGGATGGCAAGGCTCGCCCGTGGTCGCTTTGTGGGTGTGCTTGGAGCAGCGCAGCCAGTGGTCTTTGCCGTGGCAGGTGTGGCGTGCCATCTGGTGGCCACATCTGCGGCAGAAGACGACGCCGGCCAGGGGGGAGCCGTGGGATTTGTTGTAGCGGTCGCGGGTGCGACGGGCGCGCTCGCGCAGGATGAGGGCGTGGGTGTCGGGATCCCACAGGGGCGGGTAGTGGGGGGAGGGGTAGTCGGGGCTGACCTGGTTCCAGTGGGGGAAGCCGGCGTAGAAGTCGTTGGCCAGCATCTTGCGCACGGTGGAGTAGGACCACCGTGCGACGCGGGGCGGGCGGTAGGGGGAAGCGTCGAGGGCGCGCACGATGGCAGAGTAGGACTCGCCCTTCAGGAAGAGGTCGGTGGCCAGGGTGACGGCGGGGGCCAGGTCGGGGTCGGGCTCGGCGGTGGCGGCGGCGCCGGTGGGGCCGGGGATGGGACGGTAGCCGAGGGGCCAGTGGTTGGCGGGCAGGCCGCGACGGACGCGGGCGCGCAGGCCGCCCATGGTGCGGCGGGTGCGCAGGGTCTGGTCCTCGGCGGCGCGCACGGATTGGATGGCGTAGAGGTAGCGCTGGCCGACGGAGGCCTGGCCGACCTGGTGGGGGGCGGGAGCTGTGACAGCTTTGCGGCGGCGGGGGCGGGTGCGGGGTGTGGGTGTAAGGGAAGGCTCAGGGTTCATGATGTTTGGTCTGGTTGTGTGCATCTATGATGCTGTAGAGCCACAAGGCAGCCAAGAGATATGAGCTGAGGGAGCGGAGCCCCAGATACGCGAGGAGAAGCGGAAGAAGGATTTGTAGGCCAAGAACTGCGAGGAAGCGTTTCCAGTTGCCCAGGTAGATGTAGCCGAGGCCAAGTGGAATGGGCCAAGCGTTTAATAAGGCAGCGAGCCAGGGATGTTTCATTACCTGTTCCCTTTCTTGTGTTGTTAGGTGGGCAGTAAGCCCGAGGCCCGCATAGCGCGTCGCAATTTCATCCAGAATATCAACGAGTTCATCGGCGTACTCGGGGGTGTAAGGCTGACAAAGTTCGGCCATTACTAAATTGAGGGTTTCTTGTGCGTGCTCGCGGGTAGAAATGTCGTACGTTACTTTAATTCCGTTCATGAGGTACCACCATGCTATCCGCCCTTCATCTGTTAGTTGTTGCCATAAGACAATGAACTCAACCAGACGCAGGAGCCTCTTGAACCGGACCTTCAGCACGACGATGCTCGGATTTTTGTGAGTGCACAAGGGCGCGCATGTAGATCAGGATTCTCTCTTGATCATCGTCGTTGAGGCTGCGGAAGAGATTGACTGCCTCTCCAAGCGCGGGTGGATCCGCCCTATAAGCTCCTTTCGCTTCTGCGATGGTGGGATTAGGCTGAAGGTGTCCAGCCAAGGTCAAGATGGTTTCTGTAGGAACGTGAAAGTATGTGGCTAGTTTGTGGCAATTCTCAGGATCCGGCAGAGCAACACCACGCAGCCAGTTGGAGATGGTGGATTGACCGAGCTTCAGTGAGATGGCCAGGCTGGTCTGGTTGATCTG